ATCTTCCAGAAACCATCAACTGACAATAATATTGGAAACAATTATGAATTTGATCAAGGTCCTACTGGAATCTCTAGCGTTATATTTACTGGTATCACTTCATCTAACGGTCAATTGATGATCTCTGAAGATAATATTAACAAGAATCAACTTCCTAGAGGTGGTGTCATTGTTTCTCTTGGATCTACACCTGGTCTTGGATTTGCACCTCTGGTTGGTGCTGCTGTAACCGCAGTTGTATCTGGCGGTGCCATTCAATCTGTTGGTCTTGGAATCACTGATATTCACGGATCTGGATATCGTGGTGCATCAGTTTCAATCGGAATCACTGAGTTTGGTGGATCACCTGGAACTGGTGCGAATGTTTCTGCAGTCGTTGGTGCTGGTGGAACTCTGATCTTTACTGTTAACACTCCTGGATCTGGATATACAAATCCAATCGTAAGTATCCCTGCACCATCATATGAAAATCTTGAAGTTGTTGGTGTATCACGTCGTGGTATTGGACCAACAACAAAAACTGGTACGGGTCTGCTTCTGACTCTTGATGTTGGTTCTGCTTCTACAACGGGCATCGGATCAACTTTATTCGAAGTTAAGAGTTTCGATATTGTTAGAAATGGATACTCATTCTTACCTGGTGATAAGTTCAAACCAGTTGGACTGGTAACTGACAAAGGACTCTCCTCACCACTTGCAGATTTTGAACTGGAAGTTCTTGATACTTTCACCGATTCGTTCTCCTCTTGGTCATTCGGTGAGTTGGACTTTATTGATCCAATCTCAGATCTTCAGGATGGATCGAGAACAAGATTCCCACTCAACTATGAGGGTGAATTGTTGAGTTTTGAACTGGGAGAAGATCCAGACTTAGATCTTAACGCAGTTCTATTGATCTTTATCAACGGTGTTATTCAAGAACCTGGTTCTCATTATCAGTTTACTGGTGGTACATCATTCAGGTTTGTAACTGCACCCAAAAAAGAAGATAATATTTCAGTCTTCTTCTACAGAGGAACACGCGGTATTGATAGTACTTCGGTTGAAATTGTCGAAACCATTAAAGAAGGTGATGAACTACAACTGATGCAGTTTGGTAATGTTGATACTCAAAATCGCAGAAGCATTGTAGGTATCGTTACTTCAGACTTAGTTGAAACAAATCTATATCCCGGTGAAGGTGTTAGTGATACAATTTCCAGACCATTTGACTGGTATAAGCAAAAGGTAGATAAGTTTATCAATAATAACTTTGTCTTTAAGACAAGACCTTCTATTGAACCACACATTTATCCAACTGCAAGAATTATTGGCGATATTTCATCTTCTTCTAGTGAAATTTTTGTTGATAATGCACAATTCTTCAACTATGAAGAAAATGAGTCTTCAATCATTATTGATGATGTAGATGCTCTTATTGTAAATGGTGGTTCTTCGGATCCAGTAGCAGCAGCAATTACTGCAACTGTTGGAACGGGTGGAACAATTAGTGCTTTGACAATCACCACCGGTGGTTCAGGTTATGTTGGATCTGCAGTAACAATTTCACTCTCCTCACCTAAAACTATTGGCGTTGGTGTTGGGACGACTGCTTCTGCAACTATTCCAGTTGTAAATGGTGCTCTGAGTGGAACTGCTAACATTACCAATCCTGGATTTGGATACAATGCTTCCAATCCTCCATTGGTTCTTTCTCCTACACCTAACCCAACATTTGAAAATATTACTTCTATTGATATTGTTCAAGGTGGTGCAGGTATTGTTACTGGCATTACAACCGTTATCGGAACTGGTGGTCAGGGAACTCTGGGTCTCAAGTTCTTCCTAAATGCTGCAAGCAATAACGAGTATTCAAACTTTGCAAATGGTTATCCAATCTTTATTTCTGACACTATTGTCGGTCGTGGGGTAACTTCTATCAACAACTCTCAAGACATTGCAGTTGTTGGTGTAGGAACAACCTTTGTTGATAATATTTACATCGTCAGAAACTTCTCTGCTTCTGCGGCGAATGCAGAGTTTATTGCTGACATCCTTTCAACCACAGCGTCAAGTGCAGAAATATCTGCAACTGGATTCGTCACTTGTGGAAGATTCTCTTGGGGTCGTCTCGCGGGCATCTCAAGATCAAATTCACCAATCTCTATCGGTGTTACGGGTCTTACATTCTCAGGTCTCAGTACATATCCAACTATTCAAAGAAGAACATTTGGACACAGAGACTCTGGTGCTCTTAGAAACGATCTAGCATAGAGTATAAATATAGAAAAAACCTAGCACGATGGCGGCCATTGTAACAGATCAGTTTAGAATATTGAATGCGGAAAATTTTGTAAATTCCGTTACAAATACTTCTAATTCATATTATGTCTTTGTAGGATTGGCAAATCCTACAGAAAGTGGTTTTGGAAAATCCTCTACTTGGGACACAAACACTCCAAGTCCTATTGATAACTTTGAGTATCAAGGATTTGTAAGTGATAATATGTCTTTTGGTAGGAAAATTACTTCCGCAAACGTTAGAAGAGTTGTTAGAAGAATAAATTGGGTTCAAGGAACGCGATATGAAATGTATCGCCAAGATTACAGTATTAATAGTCTGTCTCCAGTATCTAAATCTGCAAGACTATATGATTCAAACTACTATGTAATGAATAGTGAGTTCAAAGTCTATACTTGTATTGATAACGGTTCTTCTGGTATCTCTACAACAGGCAGCGCATCTCTGGATGAACCAACCTTCACTGATCTTGAACCTTCAAAGGCAGGCGTTAGTGGTGATAAATATGTTTGGAAGTATCTGTTCTCAGTTCCTCCAAGTGATGTCATTAAGTTTGACTCTACAGAATATATCACGTTACCTAATGATTGGGAAACAACAACCAATGCTCAGATTACTGCAGTCAGAGACAATGGTGACTCTACAGTTAATGAGAATCAGTTAAAGAAAATTTATATTGATGAGCGTGGCGCTGGTTATTCTCAAGGAACTCACGAAGTAAGTATCTTGGGTGATGGTACTGGAGGTAAAGCAATCCTTGACGTTGATGCTCTGGGAAGAATTATTAGTGCATCAGTTTCTTCTGGAGGTAAGAATTATTCTTACGCAATGGTTGATCTTGGATCAATCAACTCTAGTTCTACAACCAAAGCAAAACTGATTCCAATTATCCCACCCTCAAAAGGTCACGGATATGATATTTACCAGGAATTGGGTGCAGAAAGGGTTCTCCTTTATGCACGTTTTGATGATTCTACTAAGGATTTTCCAATAGATACGACAATATCTCAAATTGGTATTGTTAAAAATCCAACTTCTGTTGGTTCTACTGCAGTATTTGTGGATAATCAATATTCGTCACTGGGAGCAATCAAGTTTACGACAACTTCGGGCACTCTTGCGATAGGTGATGCTCTTAGTCAGACTGTGAGTGGTGGAACTGCTAAAGGATATGTTTTTTCATATGACACAGAAACCAAAGTTGTTAAGTATGCTCAGGACAGATCACTATTCTTGAATCCAACAACATTTGATCAAACTGATTATGTTGGAGTGACAACTTCTGCCCGTGTTTATGAATTTGCTTCAAACGCAAACGCTGTGACTAGCGACAATGGTTTCTCAGGAACAGTTCATCAAGCATTTACTGGAGTTTCAACTAATCCAACAGGATCAAAGATTATCTCCTTAGGTGTTGTGTTTAACGATGGTGTTGCAACACCAGAGATAAATAATGGATCAGGGGATATTATTTACATTGACAATAGACCTGCAATCTCTAGAAATTCTAGACAAAAAGAAGACATTAAAATTATCCTGGAATTCTAAAAAATGCCACAAAAAACGAATCTCAATATAAGCCCATATTTTGATGATTTTGATAAGGACGATAACTTTTATCGTGTCCTATTCAAACCAGGATTCCCTGTTCAAGCGAGGGAATTGACGACTCTGCAATCTATTTTGCAGAATCAAGTAGAAAACTTTGGTAGTCATATTTTCAAAGAAGGATCGATGGTGATCCCTGGAAATATTAGCTACGATGGTGAATATACTTCTATAAAAATTAACTCCGACTACTTAGGAATACCTGTAACGGCGTATGTAGATAAACTAATAGGAAAGAGACTGAGGGGACAAACCTCAGGTGTAACTGCTAGTGTTGATAAATTTCTGGATGTTTCTCCTGCAGAAGGTATCACAGATTTAACTCTATTTGTTGGATATAATAGTTCTAATGAATCTGGAGAAATTGCATCATTCGATGATGGTGAGGTTCTGATTGTTGAAGAAGGATTTACTTACGGAAACACTTCTGTTAATGCAGGAGATGTGGTTGCTACGGTAGTATCTGAAGATTCTGCTTCTATTGGTAGTAATGTTTCTATCGGCACTGGTGTTTATTTTATTAGAGGAACATTTGTTGATGTTGCCGCAGATAAAATTGTTCTGGATGCATATAGCAATAATCCATCCTTTCGAGTTGGTCTAGAAATTATTGAAGAACTCATCACCGCAAAGGATGATGATTCTCTATATGATAATGCAAAGGGATTTTCTAACTTTGCTGCACCTGGTGCAGATAGATTAAAGATTTCTACAAAACTTTCTAAAAAACTTCTAACTGATTACGACGACAAAACTTTTGTCGAATTACTTAGAATTGAAGATGGTGAAATAAAGAAGTTACAGAATAGTTCTGTTTATAGTATTATCAAAGATTACTTTGCAAAGAGAACCTTTGAAGAGTCTGGAGACTATTCTCTTGGAAACTTTGGTGTTAGTACATCAGAGATCTTAAACGATAGAATGTCTAACGAAGGTGTATATTTTGAAGATCAAATAACTGATCAAGGTAATACTGCTTCTGAAGACCTGTATGCAGTAAAACTTTCTGCAGGAAAGGCATACGTCAAAGGATTTGACGTAGAGACTATTTCAACAACAGTTGTTGATGTAGAAAAACCAAGGGATACAAGATCAGTATCAGATGCTTTGGTTCCATTTGAGTTTGGAACAGTATTAAGACTGAACAATGTCAATGGTTCTCCTTTCATTGGTGTTAATAATAATGATAATATCGTAAATCTATTCAATCAAAGAAAGACAACTGCAAACGCAACTGCTGGTTCTGGAACTCAAGTTGGTAGGGCAAGAGTTTATTCTTATGGTTTGACTGATAGCGCATATTCAAATGCATCATCAAAGTTTAATCTTTCTCTGTTTGATGTTCAAACTTTTACGGAACTTACTCTCAACTCTTCAGTAAC